GCATTTATTAAAAGGATTGGAAGAGATTATTACAAATTACAAAGCCAAATGAAAGAAGCATACAGGGAAGAATATAAAAGAACTAATGGAAACAAACACAATGCAAGACAAAAAATGACAGGCGTATTGAATGCCTATTGGAAGAAAACTGCTGAAAAATATGGCTATAATTATATTAATAGAAAAAAACAAATATTATAGGGGGTAGATTTAATGGAAGATAAGAAAGAAAAAATATTTCAGACAGATGGAGACTTTTTTGAAATGATGAAAAACATTGAAAAAGAGGTAATAAAAGAAATTGAAGAAGAAAAAAACAAAGAAACGAAATAAACGGAAAGGAATAAAAAGGGCAGATGAACAAAATAACAATCGAATATATCAATATAAAGGACATAAAACCATATAAAAATAATGCAAAATTACACCCAGCAGAGCAAATAGAACAAATAAAGAGAAGTATAGAACAATTTGGAATGGATGACCCTATTGGAATCTGGAAAGATGAAATAGTAGAAGGACATGGAAGATATATAGCTTGCAAAGAATTAGGAATAGAAGAAGTACCAATTATAAGATTAGACCATTTATCTGATGAAGAGAGAAAAGCCTATGCATTAGCACATAACAAGTTAACAATGAACAGCGATTTTGATTTAGATATTTTAAATGATGAGCTAGACAACATAATAAACTTTAACATGGCAGACTTTGGCTTTGAAAAAATAGACATTGATTGGGATGACATAGATGAATTGACATCTAACAATTATGACCAACCAGAACATAACATGCTAGAATGTCCACAATGTCATCACATAGACAGAGACATACATTTTAAAAAAGTAAATAATACAGAAGAGCAAGAAATATGAAGATATTTTTAAGTGCATTAGAAGCATCTCCAGAGTTCTACAATATAAACAAAAATATTAAAAAATACCATTACAACTTGATGTCTTTTTATTATTTGAAAAACAAGAAAGAAATTGCTGAAACAATAAAACAAAAAAGCGATTTAGTGATAATTGATAGCGGGGCACACTCATTTCAAAAAGGCAAAAAAGTTGATTGGGTAGAATATACAAAACAATATGCAGATTTTATCAGAGAATTTGATAGCAATAAAGTTGTAGGCTATTTTGAGATGGATGTTGATAATATAATAGGGTATGAAAAAGTATTAGAGTTAAGAAAAATACTTGAAAATGTTTCAAATAAAATAATACCAGTATGGCATAAGAATAGAGGCATAGAAGAGTACAAGAAGATGTGCAAAGACTATGCTAACAGAGTTGTAGCAATAACAGGATTTAAGAATGAAGATATTAAAGATGAACAATACATGATGTTTTTAAAATATGCAAAAAAGTATAATTGTAAAGTACATTGCTTAGGAATGACAAGGAAAAAAGTATTAGACAAAGTACCTTTTGATTTTGTTGATAGCAGTTCATGGAAACAACAAAGCATTTATGGAAGAATAAACAATAGAAAAGTCAATAAAGAATTTAGCAAAACATCAAGGTGGAGAGTAATGCTGGAAAACTATAAAAACGGAATGAAGATGCAAGAAAACTATTATAAAAAATGGAAAGCAGTATGTAAAGATTAGTAGTTAGCTAAAACCTACTATAAAAAAATTAAGGAGATTTAAGATGAACGATATTTTATTAGTAATATCAATTATAGGCATCTTTAGCATGATGCTAGTAGTAAAGAAAGTGCTAGGAAAAGAAGGATTAATAGGATGGATGGGCATTGCAAGTATATTAGCAAATTTACTATTAATCAAAAGTGTAAACTTATTAGGAATAAGTGCAACATTAGGTAATGTATTATTTGCAAGCAATTTTTTAGCAACAGACATGTTGACAGAGAACTATGGGTATAAAGAAGCAAAGAAAGGTGTTAAGTTTGGAATAATAGCAGTTTTATCATTCTTAATAATAACACAAGTCGCTTTATTGTATATACCATCAGTAGAAGATGTAGCTCAGTCAAGCTTTGAGTTATTATTTAGCTTTGTCCCAAGAATAACATTAGCAAGTGTTTCAATGTTCGCTTTATCAAATTTCATTGACATCAGACTATATGAATGGCTAAGAAGAAAAAGCAATGGGAAAAGAATGTGGCTAAGAAATAATTTATGCACAATAATATGCAACGGAGGAGAAAACTTTTTATTTTATTTAATAGCATTTTTGGGAGTAATGGACATTAGCACAATAACAGCAATGGGAATAAGTGCAACTATGATAGAAATACTAATAGCTTTATGTGATACACCTTTTCTATATATTAGTAAAAGAGTAAAAGATATAGATGTGAAAAAGAAAGGAGAATAAATGGCTAAAGGACAAATAAAACAAAAGCAAGATACAATAAAAAAAGAAACTTTTGAAAGTCTTTGTGCTATTCAATGTACTAGAGAAGAAATAGCAGGAGTATTAAATGTTAGTGACAGTACTCTTTACAGATGGTGCAAAGAGACTTACGGAACAGACTTTGACACAATTTTTAGACAAAAGAGAGAAAATGGCAAGGCAAGCTTAAGAAGAAGCCAATGGAAATTAGCAGAAAAAAATCCAACAATGAGTATTTGGCTTGGAAAACAATATTTAAGACAAAGAGATAATATAGAAGTCGAGCACAGTGCACAAAATGGAGTTTTAGGGGAATTAATTGGAGCATTAAACCAAGCAAAGGAAAATAAATAAAATAATGCAGTGGCGGAATAGGTAGACGCTTTGTGGGTAAGGTAAAGTGTTAAAAGAGCCATTCTCCATGAAATAATTGGACACATAACCATGTTAGGTGCAAATCCTAACCTGCATTATCATACATGTCTGTTTAGTGTAATGGCAGCACAATAGTCTCCAAAACTATTAGTCAAGGTTCGAGTCCTTGAACAGGTGCCAAAGGAGAATAAAACAAATAATGAGTAAAACATTAAATGAAATGTTAAATCCTAAGCAAATAGACTTCATGCTGCGTGATGATAAAAGAACAAATCTGTTAACTGGAAGTGTAAGAAGCGGAAAGACTTATATATCATTGTTAAAATGGGCTATATTTGTTGGAAGTATGCCAGAAAATTGTGAGTTCTTAATGACAGGAAAAACCATAACAGCATTAAAAAGAAATTGCTTAGGATTATTAGAAGATTTAGTGGGAACAAATAATTTTAAATATAGCCTAAGCTCCAAAGAGGGAACATTATTTGGAAGAAAAGTATGGCTAGAGGGAGCGAATGATATAAAGGCAGAGAGTAAAATCAGAGGTATGACATTAGCAGGAGCTTATATTGATGAGTTAACGCAAATACCAGAAGATTTCTATTCGATGCTTTTATCTCGTTTATCAGTTAAAGGTGCTAAACTATATGCAACAACTAACCCTGATACACCAACACATTGGGTGAAAAGAGAAATAATAGATAATGAAGAGATAGACAAGAGTGTATGGCATTTTACTTTTGATGATAATGAAATCCTAAAGAAAGAGAATGAAGAGTATTTTGAGAACTTAAAAAGAGAATACAAGAGCATGGGTGATGTATATTACCAAAGATTTATTTTAGGATTATGGGTATTAGCAGAAGGTATTATATATAAACAATTTGCTAATAATACAGAGCTATTCATTAAAGACAATGCTGTTGATGAGAATGGCAATAAAATAAATTTTATGCTAGTAACAATAGGAATAGATTATGGAGCAACAAAAGGAGAAACAGAGTTCAAAGCAACAGGAATAACAAGTATGTTCAGAGAGGCATGGACAATAGATGAAGAGAAATTGAGTGGAATACATAGTCCAGAAGACATGTATAAGGCTTTTATTGAATTTTACAAAAGGGTAGTAGAAACTTATGGTAAGGTAAATTATTGCTTTGCTGATTATGGGGCATTAGGACAAGTGCTAACTTATGGAATGAACAAGTATTTACAAAAGAATGGAATTCCTTTAAAAGTGGAAGATTGCGTTAAAGGAAAGATAAATGATAGAATATATTTAGACCAGATACTATTTGCAGAACAAAGAAGATTCATATTGAAGAAATGCAAATATCTGATAGAGGCATATAAGTTAGCGGTATGGGATGATAAGAAAGAAGATACTAGATTAGATGATGGAACAACACCAATAGATGATTTGGATGCGAGCGAGTATTCGATGTTTCCATTCTATGACAAGTTCATGCAAAGGAGGTAGGAATGAACTTAGAAAAATTTCTACAAGATAACTATGGGTACAACCCAGATGTAAAAAATGAAATGAAGTCTTTTATTAGTTTATGGAGAGGATGGTATGAAGGCAATGTAAAGAACTTTCATAACTATTCAATCTATAATGGACAAAAAAGAGTAAAGAAACACAGATACACATTAAATATGGCTAAGGAAATAAGTGAAGATTGGAGCGATATTCTATGGAGTGAAAAATGTGGAATATCTTTATCTAATGAGAAAAGCCAAGAGCAATTTGATGAATTAACAGATAAATTAGATATATATAAAATAATAAATCAAGCATTAGAAAAGTCTGGAGCATTAGGAACTTCTGCAGTTGTAACAAGTGTATGTGACATTATACAAAATGAAGATGAAATGACACTAGATGTAAGTAATGCAAAAACAAGAACAGATATAGTTGATGTTGATTGGATTTTTCCTTTGACATGGAACAATAAAGAAATAACAGAATGTGCATTTGGAAGTGTTGAATATGTTGAAGGAATAAAATATATAATCTGCTCAGTACATAAGCTAAAAGACAATGGCAATTATGTTATATATAATCATTTGTTTAGAGAAACTAATGGAAACAATTTAACAGAGATAAAAGGACAAGATGACACTATATCAGAATTTGATACAGAATCAAATATTAAATGGTTTAGTATATTTGAGCCAATGCTAACAAACAATATATTTACAAATAATCCTTTTGGAATTCCTCATTATGCAAATGCTTTAGATGTATTAAAGACAGTAGATATAGATTTTGATGCGTTCAAGAATGAAGTAAGAGATAGCAACAAAAGAACATTTGTTAGTGCAGATTTATTGAATTATGATAGTGGAGAAGAGAAATTAACATTTGACCCAGAGGCTACAGACATATATGTATTACCAAAGGGAGCAAATAAAGATGACTTAATACAAAGTGATACAGAATCATTAAGAACAGCAGACCAAATAAATGCTTTAAATACATCATTGAATATATTAGGAAGCAAAGTAGGATTTGGAGAAAATCATTATCATTTTGATGGAACAAACCTAAGTACAGCAACAGCGGTAGTATCAAGCAATAGCAAGCTATTTAGAAGAAAGAAGAAATTAGAAGTAGGTTACGAAAGTGCTATATATGATTTAATTAATGCTATATGTTATGCATCAAGTAAGTTTGGACAATATAATATAAACACAGAAGACATGGTAATACAATTTGATGACAGCATTATAGAAGATAAAGAAGCAGAAAGTATAAGAGCATTAAGAGAATTCCAAGCAGGATTAATAAGTGCAGTAGAATATAGAATGAAGATATTTGGTGAAAGCAAAGAAATAGCAGAGAAGGCAATACAATCAATAAATGAATTAGAGCCTAGTGTAGAACAACTAGTAGGAGCAAATAAAGAAGAATAGAGGTGCTTATGCTAAGTCAAGAAGTACAAGAAAAACTTGCTGAAAGATTAGTAAGTAGAATAGAAGAAACTAACACATATATTCTTGAAAAGATTGGAAATACAATAAAAGAAATAGGCTCGCTAACACCAACACAGGCACAACAATTAGCACAGATATTGAAATATGGTGGAACTTATTATGATATAGCAAGACAAATAGCAAGAGTAAGTGGAAAGAATGTGCAAGATATTTATAAGATATTTGAAGAAGTAGCAAAAAAGAATAAGCAATTTGCTAAACAATTCTATGAGTTCAGAAATGTTCCATATATACCATATAGCCAAGATTTAGCATTACAAAATCAAGTACAAAGTATTGCAAGATTAACAGCAGAAACTTATTTGAATATATCAAGAACAGAAGGGATAGGATTTTTGTTTAGAGATATAAATGGACAGATGTATTTCAAAAACATACAACAGGCATATTCTGATATAATCGACAGAGCAGTATTGAGTATAGTACAGGGAAAAGAAACATACCAAAGTGAAATGCGAAGAATAATAAAAGACATTGGACACAATGGAGTTGTATTATATGAAAGCGGAAGAACAAGAAGATTAGATAGTGCATTGAGAATGAATATATTAGATGGCATGAGGCAAGTAAGCAATCAAACAGCTAAGATATATGCAGAACAATATGGAGCAGATGGAGTAGAAATATCAGTACATACAAACCCAGCACCAGACCATGAAGATATACAAGGAAGACAATTCACATCGGAGCAATTTGATATATTAGAGAATGGTGGAGAAGCGGAAGACATAAAAGGCAATGTATATAATGGAGCAGAAAAAAGACAAATAAGCGAGTATAATTGCTACCATTATATATTCCCTATAGTAATTGGAGTAAGTAAACCAGAGTATACAGATGAGCAATTAGAAGAAATCAAAAAGAAAAACCAAGAAGGATTTGTATATGAAGGCAAGCATTATACAATGTATGAAGGAACACAATTACAAAGAAAAATAGAAACAGAAATAAGAAGGCAAAAAGAAACTAACATATTAGCAAAAGCAAGTGGAGATGAAGAACTAGCAATGCAAGCTAGAAAAAAAGTAAGACTATTAACAAATAAATACAACGAATTATGTAACGTGAGTGGATTAAAGCCAAAAAAGGGAAGGATGAGGGTAGTATCATGATAGTAGCGATAAATGATGTAAAAGATGCACCAAAGCTAAAAAACCATGAGATTATATACGCCTTTAATGATGAGCCTTTGGAGTATTTACTAAAAACTGGTTTACATTGTGTAAAATACGATAGAATAGAAAAGGTACATTTGAACTTAACAGATTATGAGATATCTTGTAAAAAGAAAGCTAAGATAACAGACAAAGACTTGTTTGAATTACCAAAAGTCAAACAAAATAAATATGTAATAATAATTCCTAACTACAATAATGAAAAGTGGCTCAATAAATGTATAGACAGTGTATTAAATCAAACATATAAGAATTTTGAATTGATAATAATAGATGACATGAGCACAGATAGTTCGGTTAAAACCATACAAAGTTATAGAAACAAAGAAGAATATAATAATAAAATCCACTTATTACAGAATAAAAGAAAAAGATATAATGGTGGTTCAAGAAATGTTGGAATAGATTATGCATTAGATAATATAGATTTTGATTATTTTTGCTTTTTAGATAGCGATGATTGGTGGAAAGATGATTACGTGTTAGAGGACATTAATGATGAGATTGCAGATAATGAAATGCTAATTATAGGTGCAGAAATGCTGTATGAGGATGGAGTCAAATATAAGACTTTTAATGATTATAAGAATTATGAAGAGTTTTTTATATCAGATGGTAAAAAGACTATTTGGTGTACAGCATGGTGCAGGGTAATAAAAAAAGATAAAATAGTACATTTCTGCGAAGATACATTAATGGAAGATAGAGTGTGGACTTATAAAGAAGCAGACATAATAGATTTTAATAAAGTAGGTAAACTTGAAAGAATTTGTTATGTATGGAACAAAATGAATAAAACAAGTGTAACTACTGAACGCAATGAACATTGGAACGCAAGTGCGTGGATACATATAGGAAATTGTTTATCGTTTTTAGCAGATATAAAACATAAAGAAATGATACCAATAATAAAAAGAAGAATAGAAATATGTAAAAGCAAATTAAATGAAGGACAATATACTCAATTTTAGAAAGGAGAAAATTATGGTAAAAGTAAAATGCATACTAAACACTGGATTTAACGACAAAGAAATTGGAAAGTTTAGAAAGTTTGAAGAAGAATTTGAGGTGACTGAGGAAAGAGCTAAATATCTTGAATCTGTGAAGGCTGTAGAAATAATTGAAGTAAAACCAGAAAAAGAAGTAAAACCAGAAAAAAAGAGTAAAGCAAAAGGAAAAACCAAAATTGACACAAAATTTTAGATTTGCTATCATTGAGATGAACGGGATGTAAGGGCTACGATAATGCCAGCAAATAAATTAAATTCACGAGGACACGACCTCGAAAAAAAGTGTAGGAGGAAATTTATGAGAGAGTTCTTAAAAGGATTAGACCTTGAAAAAGAAACTATTGATAAGATAATGGCAGAATATGGAAAAAATGTAACTGGACTAAAAGACCAAATAGAAGATTACAAAAGTAAAGTATCAGATTACGAAGGACAAGTAAAAGAATTAAAAGAACAAAGTGAAAAAAATGAGAAGTCATTGAAAGATTTAGAAACACTAACTAATGAAAATAAGAACTTAAAAGCAGATATTCAATTAAATGGAGTAAATGTAAAAAAAGAGTTTAGTAAATTCGTAAGAAGTGAAGTAATGTCAAAAGTAGATGACAAGACAGATTTTTCAAAAGCATTAGAAAATTACAAAAAAGAAAATCCACAATTCTTTGGAGATGTACAAGTAAAGAAAGTACAAAGTTCTCCAAGTTTAAATGGTGGAACACCACCAGAAACAACAAACACTATTATGAATGACATAATAAGAGGTGTAAAAAATAATAATTAGTAAAGGAGAAAATAAAAATGGCAGTAATATCAAGAACAGATGCAGATGCATTGATAGAGACACAAGTAGCTAATGAAATATTTGAAGGAGTAGTTAAGGATTCAAAAGCTTTATCATTATTCAGAAGATTACCAAACATGACATCAGATAAGACAAAACTAAGAATATTAGATAGCTTACCAATGGCATATTTCGTAGATGAACAAACAAATAATGGAAGAAAACAAACAACAAAAATAGCATGGGACAAAAAATTCATAAATGCAGAGGAATTAGCAGTAATAGTTCCAATTAAAGAGAATGTATTAAATGATAGCTCAATAGATATTTGGGCAGAAGTAAGACCAAGATTAGTAGAAGCTTTAGCAAATAAAATTGATAAAGCAATATTCTTTGGAACAGACAAACCAACTGGATGGAGAGCAGGTTTAGTACCATCAGTAGTATCAGCTGGAGCAACTGTTACAGAAACAAACAAAGGATTATATTCAGATATCAATGATACAATGGTTAAAGTAGAAGAAAGTGGTTATAATGTAACTGGACTTTTAGGAGGAGTTGGATTAAAAGGTAAATTCAGAATGATGACAGATACAACTGGACAACCTCTAAACACAACAGAAATTGGTTCATTAACAAGAACATTCATGGACAATGGAGCATGGGACAAAACAACTGCAACATTAATAGCAGGAGATTTTTCACAAGCTGTATATGCAATTAGACAAGATATCACATATAAACTATTAGACCAAGCTGTAATTCAAGACCCAACAAGTGGAGACATTGTTTACAACTTAGCACAAGAAGATATGGTTGCATTAAGAGTAGTAATGAGATTAGGATGGGAAATTCCTAACCCAGTAAATATTGAAAATCAAACTGCAGCTAGATTCCCATTTGCAGCATTAGTACCAGCTACAGCACCAAGTTATTAATAAAAAAGGAGGCAATTCACAATGACTTTTGACAATCAATATTTGACATATTCAGAATATGAAGAGTTGGGAGGCTCATTGGATGAATTGCCTTTCAACTTATTAGAATATGAATGCAGAAAAATAATAGACAGAAAAACTTTAAACAGATTAGTAGAGCAAAATGTACCACAAGAAGTAAAACTATGCGAATTCAAAATGATAAATTGTATAAATGACTATAGTAAGACAATCAAGAATGGAGTCTCAAGTGAAAGCACAGATGGTTATTCTGTATCGTATGGGAATATTGATACCATTGTTAAGACTAAAGAAAATGAATTAGAAGATATTATTACAACTTCATTATTTGGAGTAATCGTAAATAATGAACATGTAATATATATAGGAGTAAAATAATGATAACTAATGGCGGGATAACAATCTATCATAAGCAATTGAGTACACAAACAAGATTAGAAGAATATGCAAGATATTACTATAGTGATTGCTGGCACTTTGGTGGAAAAGGTAGTTCAATCAATAAAGGTTATGCAGAAGCAAATGATATTAATATAAGAATACCTTATTCTACGAATCAAAATGCAGATATAAGCAATTTTACTATAGGAGATATAATCTTTATAGGTGAAGGACCAAATTCGATTGAAAAGCAATCTGATTTAAATGGAGAAGTATATAATGTAATTTCTATAACAAACAATAATTTTGGGAACAATCAGCACATACATATAGGAGGAAAATAATATGGCAATGAATCCTATAAGTGTAATTCATGCAGATTTAGGAATAGAGCCAAATGGAAGAGTTCAGAAATTTTTTACAGATACTTGTGCTAAACACATGGACAAATATGTACCAATGGACACAGGAGCATTAAGAAGAAATGTAAGTAAAACATCTGATAGCATAACTTATGAAAGCCCTTATGCCCATTATCAATATGTAAATCAGTTTGAAAAAGACCACTATACAACACCAGGAACCGGACCATATTGGGACCAAAGAATGGTAAGTGCCGAAATGACAGATGTTATTAAAGAAGTACAAGATTATATAATGAAGGGAAAATAATATGGCAGATATTAATACAAATGCAGTTAAGGTAGAAGATTTAAGAGTAACAAAATTAAGAGAATATCTTTTTAACATAATAGATACATTACTAACAAGTAACGAATATCAAATTAATGCGAATATGCTATCTAAAGACATAAACAATTATTCATTAGATAAAATACCAACAGCAAGTGTGGTAGAGCCATGGATACTAAACATATCACTGAACAGAGATGTATATTCTTTCAGAAGTAGGATGTCTTATAGTCAAGATACAATTGAAAATTTATTGAATGTAGGCTTTTTTGAAATATTTGAAAAGCAAATAAAAAACAACAACAATTATCATATATTACCAGATATTAAAGGAATACAAAGCATAGAATGTTTAAATTGTGGAACACTAAACAATGCAAGTACTAACACAGCAGAGTTTGATATACAAATACAAATAACATATATGGAGGAATAGTATGAAGGAAATAAGAGCAAATCAAAACTTTTCTATTGATGGTGTAATGTTTTTAAAAGATGACATCATTGATGTAAAGAAAGTAGGTTTTGAAAAATTAAGAAGAATGAATAACAGCGGTGTTTTAAGTCCTCTATTATCAGAGATAGATATTATAAGACTAGAAAGAGAGACAAAAAAATATAATAAGGAGGAAGAATAATGGACATTACAAAGATGAAGAGAAGTCAATGGTTGACTTTCTTAAATACTACACCAGGTACAAATTCAGCAACATGGGCATTACTTGGCGTTGGAGTCACGGATTTTGGACTTGAATACAACCCTCAGGTAGAGACAGAAAAATGGATTGTAGAAGATAATGCAAGAACAACTCATGAAAGTAATCAATTACAAGGTTCAGTAACACAACAAATCTATTTAGGAGACCCATGTTACGCATTTGTAAATGCAGCAAGAGACCAGTTAAATTACAAGACAGAAATATTAATAGTAGATACAACTACTGAAGGAACAGCAAAAGCAGCTAAGAAATATGATGGAACAATCGCAGTTACATCATACATGTCAGACACAGCATCAATTGAATATGATTTATATTTCAATGGCGACCCAGAAAATGGAACAGCAACAATAGCAGGTACAGGACTTGATATAGTACCAACATATGCAAAAACAATATAATTAAGGAATAAGATTAGGAGTTGGGAAATTAATTCTCAACTCTTTTATTATAAGGGGGAAATATGGAAATACAATTAAAGAAAAGTGACATATTAGAGATAGGTATAAAAGATGAAAAGGGCAATCCAACAGGAGAATACTTAACATTTGACTTTGGAGATACATCATTGCCTTTGAAATATCAACAGATGGTAGAAGATTATCAGAAGAATAGAGTATATGTGCAAAATCAGTTTAGAATAATTGATAAAAAACAAGACCATAAAGGCAAGAAATTATTAAGTGCTAATGAAGAGGCAAAGATAAAAGTATTAAATGAATTCTACAAAAAACAAATGGAAGTATATGATAGATTTCTTGGCAAAGACGGTTGCAAGAAATTATTAAATGGAAGAAGCCCATATTGGGAGATGTTTGAAGATATAAACGAGTGTATTGAGCCAATAGTACCAAAGATATATGAAACAATAGACAATATGAAAGCAAGAATAATGGGCAAGTATAAGACAAAGAAAGATGAGGGCGAGACATTAGAATAATGAGAAAAAATCCTACCGAAGTAAAAATCGAAGATAGAATATATAAAATCAATACAAGTTATAAAGTAGCATTAGAGTGTGATAAAGTCGCACGAGATACATCCATAGACGATGTTGAAAGAGCAATGAGTATAATTTATTTACTTTATGGAGAAAAAGGCTTAAATGCCAACCTCGATTGGAATAAACTATTAGAATTAGGACAGAAGTATTTGAGTATGGGAAAAGAAGTAAATAATAAAGAAAATAAGAGAGATATGGATTATGAGCAAGACTTTGATTACATTAAAGCTAGTTTTATGAGTGATTACAATATTGATTTAGAAGAAAAAGATATGCATTGGTGGACTTTCTATAATCTGCTTTGTGGATTGAGTAATAGTGAGCTAGGTAATTGCTGTGTACTCAATAGAGTGAGAAACTTAAGGAATTTTGATTTGTCACAAATTAAAGATGCAAAGACAAAGCAAAAGATAAGAGAGGCACAAAAACAAGTGCAATTAAAGAAAGAAGAAAAGAAATTAACAAAAGAACAAGAAAGCAAGATGAATGATTTTTACAAGTCAATAGGATGGGAATAGGAGGTAGTAATGGCTGATGGCTTTATTACGATAAAGACAAGAATAGATAACAGCAAATTTGACAAACAAATAAGTGACCTCGAAAAAAAGATAAGTAAAGAGGAACAAAAAGGAATTGAACTAAAGACAAAAATGAGTAGCCAACAAAGTGCTTTAAATACTGAAACAAGAGAAGCACAAAAATTGGAGAAAGAGTATGAAAAAGTAAGTCAAAAGTTAGAATATTTACAAAGATTACAGAGCAAGAAAGATAGTGGAGGTAGTTTAAGTTTTCAACAGACTACTGATTTATTAGATTTAGAGAGTACTGCAAAAGCAGAAAGCACTTTAGGAGCTAGCTTAGATAGAGTGTATGCTAAACAAGATAAAATAAGAGCACAAATGAGTTCAACATCGGCAAAGTACAAAGAAATAAGTTCAAGAGTAGATGAATATAAGACAAAAATTAATGGAATAAATTTGCAAAAACAACAAGCAGATGTTAACAAAGTAAAAGATGGCTTTAAAGGCATTGGAAATAATATACAAAGTGTAATGCAGAGAGTAACAAGATTAGCAATTGGAGTAATAGGAATAAGAACAGCTTTAAGTGCAGTAAGAAGAGCATCAAGTGATTTAGCTGGCTATGATACACAATATGCTGCAAATTTAGAATATATAAGATATGTATTAACACAGACAATAGCACCAGTATTAAGATGGATTGTTAGCTTAGCAGCTACACTATTAAATTATATATATGCAATAGCTGGAGCATGGTTTGGAATAGGCAAGAATTCAGATATAAGTGCAGAGGCATTTAAGAAAATGAAATCTAATGCAAGTGGAGTTGCAAAAAGTGCTAAAGAAATAAGAAAGCAATTAGCTGGATTTGATGAGATGAATGTATTAGGAGATAACACTTCTGCAAGTAGTGGAAGTGGAGCTGGTGGAGGCAATATGCCAGACTTTAGTATTGGACAAGGAGAAATACCAGATTGGTTACAGAAAATTATTGACAACAAAGATTTAATATTAAGTGTTTTTGCTGGAGTAACTGCAGGATTACAAGCATGGAAGCTGGGCTTATCAAATATACAAGCATTAGGAATTGGAATCTTAGTTGCTGCAATAGTACAATTAATTCAAGATTTGATAGATTTTATTAAAGACCCTACTTGGCAAGGATTTGTTGATATTTTAACAGATATAGCAATGGCGATAGGAGGGCTAATGCTAATCACTGGAAACTGGTGGGGATTATTAGTAGCAGTAGCAGCATTAATAGTAAAATTAGTTGTAGATAATTGGGACACTATAAGCAAAGTATTAGGACAGGTAGGACAATGGATTTATGACCATGTAATTAAGCCAGTTGGAGATTTTTTTACAAATCTAGGAAATGGAATAGTAAATGCTTTCAATACAGCAGTGGACACAATTACTAGAGCATTAAGTTCATTTGGACAATGGGTTTATGATAATATTATAAGTCCATTAGGAAAGTTTTTTTCAGACTTATGGAATGGTTTTTTAAATGCTGGAATAGATGCTTGGCATGGAATAGAAAATGTATTTGGAACAGTAGCAAACTTTTTTAGTACTGTCTTTGGAAATGCATGGAATGAAGTAAAAAATATTTTTAGCACTGGTGGACAGATATTTGATGGAATCAAAGAAGGCATAGTAAGCTCTTTTAAGAATATAGTAAATGCAATTATTAGAGGAATAAACAAAGTTGTTTCTATACCTTTTAATGGTATTAATAATGTATTAAGAAATATAAGAAACATAGATATATTAGGTGCAAAACCATTCAATTGGATTGCTACAATTTCAGTGCCACAAATTCCATATTTGAAAACAGGAGGAATTGTAAATCTACCAAACAAAGGAGTACCAGTTGGAGCAATGGCTGGAGAAAGTGGCAGAGAGGGTGTTGTACCTTTGACAGATGCACAAGCTATGGAAGAGCTAGGAAGAGCGATTGGCAGATACATTAATTTGAATGCAACTATACCAATCTATGTAGGAAATAGACAAATAGCAAGAGAAATGAAGAAAATAAATGCGGAAAATGATTTTGCATATAATTCTTAGAAGGAGGAGAAAATGTTTATTAATGCTAATAGCATAACCATTAATGGTGTATCAATGGGACAATATATAACGCAAGCAGATTATGAGTACAATAAGCTTTGGGGACCTGATAGCGGAAGAAATTTGGCTGGAGAAC